TAAGGTTCTGCTGTTGAAAGTAAAAGAACCAAACAGAATTACCACGGTGATACCAAAAAGCCGTGTGCTTGATAGTGGTGAAGTAGCAGTGAAGTGGGGGCTTGAAGAAGCGCAGGTGTTAAAGAACTTGCGTATTCGAAACGTGCCCTCACCCATCATTGCGCATTACGACTGGCCCGGTCTGTACAAACCGTTTGATCATCAAAAAACTACCTCAGAGTTTCTCACGTTGCATCGCCGTGCATTCTGTTTTAACGAGCAAGGTACAGGTAAGACAGGTAGCGTGATATGGGCGGCTGACTACCTGATGAAATTGGGAATGATCAAACGTGTGCTAGTGCTATGCCCGTTGTCAATCATGGAGTCTGCGTGGGTCAATGACTTATTCAGATTCGCTATGCATCGCACGGTGCAGGTCGCACACAGTTACTCACGAGACAAACGAATCAAAGCGGTGAAGTCTAACGCTGAGTTTGTGATATGTAACTTTGACGGGCTTGAGATTGTCAAGGATGCAGTCAACGAAAGTGATTTTGATTTGATCGTAGTTGACGAAGCAAATGCGTACAAAACGGTAGCAACAAAGCGTTGGAAAACCCTGAACTCAATTATCAAACCTAGCACGTGGGTGTGGATGCTAACGGGAACCCCTGCGGCTCAAGCACCTACCGATGCGTATGGGCTTGCAAAGATAGTCAATCCATCAGGCGTGCCTCGATTCTTTGGTTCGTTTAAAGATCAGGTGATGCAAAAGATAACGCAATTTAAGTGGGTTCCTCGCCCCCGCGCAGAAGACATCATCCATCAAGTCTTACAACCCGCAATTAGGTTTACGAAGGGGGAATGCCTTGATCTACCGGACATGACATATGTAACTCGGAAAATACCCCTGACTCCTCAACAAGAAAAGTACTACGAAACCATCCGTAAACATATGGTAGCAACAGCGGCAGGCGAGGAAATTACTACGGTAAATGCGGCGGCAAATCTTAACAAATTACTACAACTGTCAGGAGGCGCGGTCTATTCGGATAGTGGAGAAGTCATAGCCTTTGATGCATCTAACCGACTAGCCGCCCTAAAAGAAGTTATAGACGAGGCATCACACAAGGTGATTGTATTCGTGCCGTACCGTCATGCCATTCAGATCGTGCACGAAGAACTTATCAGGGACGGGTACACCTCAGAGATTATCAACGGTGCTGTATCAGTTAATAGGCGCACGGAAATCTTCAACCAATTTCAAACAGAACCCAATCCCAAGGTGCTTGTGATTCAGCCACAGGCGGCATCTCATGGAGTTACTTTGCACGCTGCAAACGTGGTGGTGTATTGGTCGCCCGTCATGTCTGTAGAAACTTATTTACAGGCGAACGCACGTGTCCACCGCGCTGGTCAGCGTAATCCTTGCACCGTAGTACATCTTCAGGGATCTCACGTTGAAAAAAGAATGTATGCAATGCTCGAAGCGAAAGTTGATATTCATACTAGAGTAGTAGACCTTTATAAAAATATTTTGGAAGAGGCTTGACAGAGTAAAAGATTGTGATTAGTATTATCAAACATAACTATATGGAGAGTGAAAATGGACAATGTGTCTGCCGATAAGTTAGTCAAGGCGTACATCAAAATCCGTGATAAGCGTAAGCAACTTACGGAAGAGTACGAATTGCAAGACAAAGAGTTAGAAGAATCGCAAGATATGATTAGCGAGAAACTTCTAGACGTTTGCAAAACAATGGGTGCTGATGGGTTCAAGACTGAGTTTGGCACGGTGAGTCGCCGCGTTTCAAAAAGGTTTTGGACAAATGATTGGCATTCGTTTCACAAGTTTCTATTGGAACATCAAATGCCGGAGTTATTGGAGAAGCGTATTGCGCAAACCAATATGGCTACGTTCCTTGAAGAAAACCCCGATTTGCTTCCACCGGGGCTAAATGTGGATAGCAAATACACGATCTCTATCAGGAGAAAAACATGAGTGAAGAGCAAGAGATTAATTTACGGTTGGAGGCGATGCGCATAATCGTAGATTTCTACAAAAGAAGTAACGCTGATCTACAGGATTTAATAGGTGCGTCTAATGTTGTTTATAAATTTTTAAAAGGAGATTTACCAAATGAGTGACTTAGCATTATTGAATCAGAATCTACCTGCGCACCTGCGCGAAGTCGAGATAGATGAGACGACCAAAGCCCTTATGGGTGGCGGGGGTGGTTCAAAGCGTATTTCCATCGAGGGTGGTGTATGGCGCATGATGGTTAACGGTAAAGAAATTGCACGCAATGAAGAGCGTGTGATGAATGTTGTTATCGTTGCCGCCGCACCAAAGGTATCTCGCACATTCTATGCAGGTGTATACAAGAAGGGCGTAGCATCTGCCCCCGATTGTTGGTCTGCTGATGGCGAAGTACCCGACGCAAAAGCAAAAGCACCACAGGCCAAGACCTGTAAAGACTGCCCTCAGAACATCAAGGGTTCCGGTCAGGGTGATTACAAACATACGCCAAGATGATTGGAAGTAAGGGCGTACCCATCACGTCTGTTGTTACCGAGATGCGCTTTGACACTAATAGTGCCACTCCAAAATTGACTTTCAAACCAGTACGGTTCTTGGAGACTAACGAGTTCAATACCGCTTTGGGTAAGGGTAAAACCGGAGACGCAATCAAGGCAATTACCATGACGGTTGCTCAGGTTGATGGTGTAGACTCAGAAGTTCCCGCTCAGGTAACAGCAAAAGAGGAAACACCACAAGTGACGCCCGAAGCCGTAGAAGAGCCTACCAAACGTGCAAGCAAGAAAGAAGAAGCCCCTGCACCGAAAAAGGATCTCAACAAGATTCTTGAAGAGTGGGACGACTAACGGGAGGTTGTTATGTCACGTGGATACACCACCAAGTTCATCAAAGCCGTGAATGAAGCAGATCAAACTAAGTTAGGAGTACAACTTGGGCAGATCTGCATCAAGAACGACATTCCGGTTGTAGATGTGTCTGAGTTTTTAAAAGTTACACGTATGACGGTTTACCATTGGTTTAAAGGTAAAACAAACGTA